CAGTTGCAATAGTTTCTCTGTCGTAGTCATCCATTTTTGACATAGAACGAACGTCAGCATCTTGATAGTCTAAGACGTAGCCATCGTAGCCGCGTTTGCCGTAAACGTTCTTATCTTCAAAGCTGCCATCTTCATATGATGCATCAAGCTTGTTAGCAATCTCTACTGCTTTGTCATATGAATTGATATTGATAGCTGTAATACGACCGCCATTGCCCTTAGGCTTATATCGACCGTGACCGTCTTCAGGAGCGCCATCTCCGTACCATTCCCATGATTGCGCATACCACGCAACATAGTAAGGTGCATCTTTCATGTCTCGCGCCTTTTCTTCGCGTTCAGCACCGTATTCATCCATTTCTGGATCATCGCGACGTACAGCAACTTCCATAATTTCTTTAAATCTCATAACCCAAAATCCTCGTCAAATGCTTTTTGTTCTTCTTCGTTGAGCGGTTCTGTTTGTCGATCATACGCTTCAACTTCGTAACTAATGTCTCTATACTTGTGTCTTATGCTTTCTACAATATAACTAAAATAGAATTTGAACCAACCCAACTTACGGACTTGTTCAATATGAATATACTCATGCTTGAACAAATGCTCAGGGTGCTGCCTATGCGTTTTGATCCCTTGCACACTACGAGCAAACAAAATGTAAGGGTATAATGTAATAGCACCTACTCTGAGTAGTTGCGGAATCCAGTTGTTGTACTTTCGTCGTATCTTCATTCTGAATAATTTTCGATGTATTTCGCATCGTCACCAGCAAAATCAAAGAACGCTTGCGCAATGTCAACTTCAGTCTGCGCGTCTGCCTTAAAGCCTGCAGCAAAGCCTGCAGCGAATAGAGAACCATCACGACTATATTCGGGGCCCTGTGACGGATAATAATTGGTTTCTAGTGAACCCTTTATATCACTTAGCCCTTCTACTAGATTTATTAGCTTTCGCATTTCATTCATCGTATTATTCCTGTAGTTTAATACGTGTATTTATCGTAAATTTTATTTTTTGACTAGTTGTATCTGTCTGCGCTTGATGCGTTTTTGGAAGAGGTTGTTGAGGGATGTGATTGGGCCGAAGAGGACTTCTGTATTTTTGTGGGCGACTGTACGAATGTACGGTTTGAATGTCTCCATTTGTCCTTGAAGGAATATATTTATCGGTAGCAATCTATTAGATTCGTACCACCATATTTCTCCTAGCTCTAGAAATAGCTTTTTATCGTTTGCTTCGTTGATTGAATTGAAGTCATAAAAGCTTAGGATCTTATCATCAGAATTCTGAATGATGCATACATATTCTATTTCTACAGTTTTGACACAACTGAGGTACGGGAATTGCTCCTGTATCTGCTCTAGTTCATTCGGTTCCATGAAATTTGATCCTTTAATTTGTTCACAGCAAATATTTATAATAATGCGGAAACTGGATATGTTTTTTTGTGGTAGAGAATAGGCAAAGTGCGATAAATACTAGCATGGTAGACAACATTATAAAACTATTCAGCTACGAAAACCGCATGGACCTCATGTACGTAGACAATCAAATCAGGAGTTGTATCGTGACGAATAATTCGCCTCTGAACAAAAAGATATTCAAAATACACAAAGGAGTGGACAATCAGATCAGATTCCGCGTACTAAATCCAGATCGCAAGCGAGTTTCAGTAGATCATTTGTCGATTCGCGCAAGATTCATTAGCGCAGAGAATCAGGAACGAGTGCTAGACCGCTTTGCTGACCTAGTACCTAACACGAAGGGTGACATACGACTCACAATCTACGAAGCTGATTTAGTTGATATAGCTGCGGGATTTTATTCTATGGTCATTACTGGCGAGGAAGAAATGATTTCAGGACTTGCAGCAGGAGAGAACATTCAAACTCCATTTTTCCTAGATAACGCAGGCGAAATAGTTGCTACAGTTGAAGTTGTTGCAGCAGCAGATGTAACACCTAGAGAGTCAGTTGAACTTCTAGCAGCAAACTGGACAGTCACAACAAACGAAACTCCAGGATACACTCGATTTATGAGTTCCGCAATCCCAGGTGCGCGTCTACAAAACTACACAAATTCTGTGCATTCATTTTCAGCAGCATCAACAGGATTTACGGGAACTCTTGAACTTCGTGGAACACTAGATCATATCCCGACAGGCGATCCGAATGATTATTTTCCTATCGACATTACATCAGGTACAGACACAATTACGTTTGATGATTATACAGGAATCACAGCGCATACGTTTGAAGCTAACTTTATGTGGATCATATTTATTTACGAAACGGAAAATGCTCTTCCATCAAACGGAACTCTAGACAAGGTGCTTGTGCGATAAAGACATTTGTGTTATAATACATAGATGGCAGTACAGGACTTCTTACACGATTCAATTTCTCAGCACATAGGCATGCTTAAGTCAACGCCTAGCGGATGGAAAAAGCGGAACTGCATGTTGTGTCATCTTCGTGGGCATGGTGCAGATAAGCGAGAACGATTCGGCATTCTGAATACGCACGATGGCGGAGTAACTGTAAACTGTTTCAACTGCGGATTTATGACAGGATGGAAGCCTGGGTCACAACTAGGCGACAAGATGTGCTTTTTCTTAGAGGCAATCGGCGCACCGCAAGAAGATGTGAAGCGACTCAAGTTCGAAGCATATCGTGAAGCACATAATAGAGAGACAAAAGAATTTGTACTCAAAGGCTCGATCACAGCGAAGTGGAATGAGATAGATTTCTTAGAAGACTGTCATCCGTTGCGATTTTGGGCAGAGGCTGGCTGCGAAGACAAAGACTTTTTACAAATCGTAAACTACGCACACAGTAGGAACATGCTTGACTTAGATAAAATGTATTGGACACCGAGTAAGGGCAAAAAAGAACGAACGTTCAACAGACGCTTCGTAATTCCGTACACATACAAAAATAAAATCGTAGGTTGGACAGGTAGGTTAGCATCTGACTCACCGAACAAGTCAGTTCCGAAGTACATAAGTGAAATGCCAGTGTCATACATTTACGGTGTAGACAATCAGCAAGACTACGAGAAAAAGTATATCATCGTTAGCGAAGGCATCATGGATGCAGTCATTACTGACGGCATAGGACTCTTGCACAATAAAATTAACCCCGACCAAATAGCTTTACTAAATAGTCTGCCGGCGCAGAAAATACTTTGCCCAGATAGAGATAAGGATGGCTATGGATTAATAGAAACAGCAATTGAAAACAAATGGAGCGTAGCATTTCCGAAGTGGGGTCGCAACGCTCAAGGCAAGCCTGTCAAGGATGCAGCAGAAGCAGCAGAACTATACGGACAACTGCTAACAATAAAAAGCATTATAGACTCCGCAGAGAGTGATTCGTTTAAGATACGGATAAACAGAAAATTAGATGAGAGTAACTATGGATATTAATACAACAAGCATGGCAGACATAACAGAATATAACAAAGGCGCAGAAGATTTATTTTTACAATTTTTATATAGCAGCCCAGGAACATTTGACCGCGTAAAAAATATCATGCAACCGGCGTTTTTTGAAGATATTGACAACAAGAAGGTAGTTGAATTTTTGATTAACTATACAACCGAACAAACGTCACTACCGTTGCCTGAACAAATAAAAACTATCGCGAACACAACGATTGAACCGTTCGAAGGTAATCCTGAGGATCACATAAAATGGTTCATGCGTAACTTTGAAACATTTTGTCAGCAAAAAGCAGCAAAACAGGCCGTATACGAATCTATGGATTTGATTGACGATAATAATTTGAGCGAAGTTGTTGCGCGTCTTAAGAAAGCGTCTGAGATAGCAATTGTAAAGGACCTAGGCATTGATTTTTGGGAAAAGCCAGGCGACCTATTGCGGAATCTGCGTGACAATAGTAAGAAAGTTAGCACGGGCTGGAAAAGCATTGATAAAAAGTTGTATGGTGGTATAGAAAAAGGCACAATAACAATTTGGACAGGACAATCAGGCGCTGGTAAGAGTTTGTTCTTGCAAAATCAAGCACTGAACTGGGCTACAGCAGGATTGAATGTAATGTATATCAGTTTAGAGCTAAGTGAGAGCATGTCTGGTATGCGAGTAATCGCAATGACCACAGGTTATTCTACTCCTGACTTAATGAAAAACATTGACGATGCTGAATTACGCATTCGCGCATACGAAAAGAAGCACAAAGCAGGCAAATTCGCAATTAAGCAGATGCCGAACGGCAGCAATGCTAACGATATTAAAGCATTCATCAAAGAACACGAAATTCAAACTGGCGATAAGGTTGATGCGGTATTAATTGACTATTTAGACTTGTGTTCGCCGTTAGACAAGCGAGTTAGCCCATCAGACTTGTATGTGAAGGACAAATACGTGTCTGAGGAGCTACGTAACATCGCAGTGGAGCTTAATATACTTCTGGTTACAGCATCCCAGCTAAATCGCGGGTCGCATGACGAAATTGAGTTCGGACACCAACATATCGGCGGTGGAATCTCGAAAATCCAGACGGCTGACAACGTGTTTGCAATTTTTACGACAATTTCGATGAAAAACAGTGGTCGCTATCAGGTTCAGTTTTTGAAAACACGTTCTTCGGCAGGCGAAGGCAGTAAGGTTGACCTAAAATACAATATTGCGTCAATGCGCATCACTGATCTTGAGGAAGGAGAGGCAGATGCAGTCTTATCAACAGCAGAGAACATACTTGGGTCACTGAAAAAGTCAAATATCGTAACCGACATTCAGGAAACTGAAGGTGAAAGGGCAAGTCGTTCTGGAGCAGCAGCAAAATCGTCTGTAAAATCTCTGAGAGACCTCGTCAAGAACCGCAACATCTAAAACACAGCTTCCTGGCCACTTTTTTGATAAATACACTTGTTACTAAAACAAGGAATTTAGTGTGGACAACAAGAAAATCAAGCTACATCAAAGCTCTCGATCTATATTAGAGGAACTGCAACGTGCGGTGCCTTCTAAGACTAAAGAACACGTAGTAGAATCTCGTGGTCATCACATAATCTCATCTGCCGTTCACTTTTTGGACGTATTGACAGAGAACTACACAGACGAAGAGGCTGAACAAATCACACGACGATTCCTTAGTGCAATCCGCGGCGGAGACCCAAATAGATTCATTCGCTCGGTGCGTAAAATTCGCGAAGCTAAAGAGGAGAATAGCAAAAATGATGGGAGCGAAAATTAAGGGAGGGGTTTTTATTATATTGGCAGCATTGTTTATGACAAGTTGTGACCCCGATGGAACAAGTGGCCTTAAAGAAGATTTTGATAGGTCGGGTGAAGTATTACACATTACAGTAATTTATCATCCGAGCCAACAAGCAGTTGATAGTGCGTACAAAGAACAATTTGGTCGCAGCAACATAAACCGTTTGGGATTTGCTGTATTTGCAAACCCAGGCAACCGTCCGTATTGGTGCACAATACATGCGCAAAAGCCAAGTCGTGATGGTGATGAAAAGATGGATACACTAGGCCATGAATTAGTGCATTGTCTAATAGGCAGATTTCACTCAGAGCCGCAAACGTAAGGAAGTATTATGAACGACATGCGAAAATTGATGGAAGCAGTACAACTAAACGAGGAGTCTATAGAATACAGAGACCCTGACGGCGATTTTGTTGTTTACTATTCTTTCCCGAGGGGCTATATTGCAAAAAGTAGAAATGATTATGCAGATGATATTTCTGGCGAATCGTTTGACAACTTAGATGATGCTATAGAACACGCAGAAATTTGCATGTCAATCGCTGATGATAAGTATAATGATGACGGTCAGCCTTCTGACTATGAAGAAATGCAAGATTTCATGGGCGGCGATGACTGGGATCAAGGTCAATATGATGAATCAGTAGAAGTACTCGGTGAAGAAGGCGATATTGGATACGACGATAGCCTCGGTAACGTTAGTCAACTTACAGCCCAACTACTAGCGAAGCACGACGAAAAAGTTTCAAAGATACTTACGTCTAAGTTTCACGGCAAAACAGTTGAGCTAAATGTATTAGGCAAGCACGGCAGACCTCGAGGTATGGAATGGAAGACAATTTCCGTAAAGATTGAAAGGGTGTCTTATCAAGTACACGATGTTAACGGACCTACGTACATATCTGCTGACGGTAAAGAATATCACAGCCACCCAGACCACGATGTGCAGTAGGATAATAATATGAACGAAATGAGAAAATTGATGGAAGCAGTCGCGGAGTTTGATGAAGCAGGTCCAGGAAGACCGGGGCCTAAAACCTTTCAACAGCGTGGCGAGCGTTCGATGGACAGAGATCAATGGAAGGAACTTCTCAAACTTGTACACGTAGTAATGGATGAAGCAATTGATCGTGCAGAATATGACGAAAATCAAGAGAAATGCCAACTCCATAAACAAGATCGCAACAATATTGCATTCCATTTTATGGAGGCATGGGATTCATATAACTTATGAAATTACTAGAAATTCAGCGACAACTAAAGAAAAGACGTAACTTCCGTGAGGGAGTTTACTCTATTAGTGTCAACTTGGAGCACCCCGGTGACGAGTTTCAAGAATTTCTAAAGATTAAAATAACAGAAGACAACAAGATTGTAGCTAAAGCTATTTTCAAACAGTGGGCAGGGAAGAGCAAGTGGGAACCACTTAGCATTACAATTGAAAATCCGCAATTGAAAATAAGCTTGCGTGAAATGATGTATAACGCAGCAGCTAACGCTGGATTTTTTATTAAGGATTAATTATGAACGACATGCGCAAACTAATGGAGATGATCGAGGAAGCTGATGTTGTTGATAACAGCGAAGAAGCTCGACGTAAGAATATTATAGGGAATTTCGAAAGTGAATTGAATGATCTAATCCAAGAATATTACTACGGTGCAGAGACATTTGGCAACGCACACTCCCCAGGAGTAAAGGCACAGTTAGAACGAGTTTTGCGTGATGTAACGTTTGGAGCAAAATAATGTGGACTAAGACTCAAAACGGCCTCAAGGAAGTAGACGGGAAAAATATCCCTGTATACAAATACGTACACAAGGAAGGCCGAGTTAGAATCGTAGAAAGCGCAATAGATACGTACAATGTACAAATTTTAAAAAGCGCCACGCCACATAGATACGGCGGGTATGAAGGATATTTGTCTAGGGAAAATTTTGACAGCTTAAAAGCAGCAAAGAACGCTGCATTATTATGGAACACACGAATGGAAATTAAAATACGAGAAGCATTTGAACACTTCAAGGCAACAGGCAAAGTAGGTTCGCTCGTTCTTGAGGGTGGCAATGCATTTGCAGATGTAGGCATAATTCATATCTCTGAAATTGAACCGACCCTTCATTGGATGGAAAAAGAATTCGGCATGTCAAATTTAGATGACCGCGTTCTAGGTAGTGTAGGTAAAGCGGAATACTCAGGCGATATTGATGTTGCAATAGATTCAAAAGAAGTTGACATGACGGAGTTTTCTACCATGTTACGCACAAAGCTAGGTGACCAAAGCGTCACTGGCGTGGCAGGAAACGTAACTGTTCGTGTTCCAATTGCCAACTACGACGAATCAAAAGATGGACGTCAACCGCGCACAGGCTTCGTGCAGGTTGATTTCATCCCTGGTGAGCCAACATGGATGAAAACGTTTTTCCATTCGCCAGGCGATGCCTCAAAATTCAAAGGCATTCATCGCAACATGGCGATCATCGCAGTTGCTAAATTGTTAGCCGCAAAATCCACTAAAGAACAAGATGATTTTGACCGCCCAGTGTCTACAGTAAGCTGGCAGTGGGGCTTGAAGCACGGACTTGTGAAAGTTAAAAAGACAAGTCGTAAAAATAAGAACACGGGCAAATGGATTAAGAAGCAAGACACAGAAATTTTAGGTGATCCAGTAACAGACCCAAAGAAAATTGCGCATGTTTTGTTTAAGGGCAAAGCAGGTCCCGAGGCACTTGACAGTATGGAAACAGTTATAGATGCTGTCAAGAAGTCGCACACACCAAAAGAGATAGATGCGTACTATCGTATGCTAGCAGAAACACTTTCGTATGGCCGCTTTGACATGATTACGGGCTACGACATTCCTAAGGAAATATTGCAGTACGTGGAAGGATAATGAGAGCATATGAATTATTAACAGAGGGCAAAAATCCTCACATGACTCACCTCGAAGACTTAGTCCTCGACAACGGTTATGCTGGCGCGCAATCTGCATTACAATATGCTACGGGCGTACGGAATATGCTTTCATCTGGCAAGGGCAAAGCTAGTCAAGTAACAGTTAAGTGGGACGGCAGCCCTGCAATCTTTACGGGCATTGATCCTGAAGACGGAAAGTTTTTCGTCGGCACAAAATCTGCACTATCTAAAGGAGTGCCAAAGCGAATCAAGAGTCCCGCTGATATTGAAAAGTTCTATAGCGAAATACCTGAATTGGGCGAGAAGCTACTAGCTGCATTTACGCATCTACGTAAGCTAGGCATCAAGAATGTTCTTCAAGGAGACTTGATGTTCACACAAGGTGATGTACAAGCAGAGAATATCGAAGGCGAGGATGTATTGACGTTCACGCCAAACACGATTACGTATGCGGTACCAGTTGACACTGATCTAGCAAAACAAATTACGAAAGCTAAGTTAGGCATTGTGTTTCACACATCTTATGATGGCGGCGATTCAATTCATACAGCAGAAAAGTCGTTTAACGTTGATATTTCAAAGTTGAACAAAACTCCAGACGTATGGTACGATGATGCTACGTATAAGGACTACACAGGCGTAGCATCGCTGACTCCTGAGGAAGACAACTTTCTTAAGCAAGAAATTATCGCAGCAAAAGCTAGAACAGCAGAGCTAGGCAAAGAAAATCTCAATATGATTGTGACTAATCCAGAATTCAAGAAAACGATTCAACCGTTCATTAATGCTAATGTACGAGCAGGCTCGTCTATTGATGATCCAGCACAATTTACGAAGAATTTCCTAGCATTCTACAAAGAGCGTACACTGAAAGGCATTGAAGATTTGAAGCCGACCTTTCAGCAGAAGCGCCATGACAAAATTACTGCGAAGGGAGATTTCCTTGAGCAAAACAAGAACAGCGTATTTCAACTTATTGACTTGTATAATCATCTAAACAGAATCAAGTTGACGATTATCAGCAAGCTAAATACTATAGACGGGTTGAAAACGTTTATCAAATCAGGCGACGGTTATGACGTAACAAATCCTGAGGGCTTTGTAGCAATCGGACACGACGGCGGCGCGGTCAAGCTTGTAGATAGACTTGAATTTTCACAACAAAATTTCGCAAGGCGACCAGAATGAAAGACTTACAACTAATCAATACGCTATGTGAGAGCCGAGTATTTCGTACAAAGCAATCTATAG